TCAATGCTGTGTCTCTTGCGTTCTCAGCATTGTAATCCATTATATCTCTGTCTGTTTGTAGTTCTAATTCATTAGCATAAAGAATATCGATAGGAGTACCAGATAAATCAGCACCACCAGCTAAATAAGCTACAGTAGTTTTACCTTGTATCATTTCAACTGTTTTATCAAATTTAGGAAGTGAATAATCATTATGAACAGACATAATCTGTTCAGCTCTTTGCACATCTATCTTTGAATTTCGTTCTAAAATTTTAGCATTATAATTAGCTGCTGCTTGTTGTGTCTTACCCGCAAATATATCTCCAAAAAAACTCATCTTTCTATCCTCGCAAATCTAATAAAGTCTGCACCATCGGGACCATAACTTTTCATAACTCCCTCTGGATTTAGACCTAGCCATTTAGCAAATCGGATTGCCATTTCACAATCTGCTTTGACGCTTGTTTGTAATCGTTTTATTTTATTATTTTTTATAAGCATCTCAGTTCTATTCTTTATATGCTTTGCGCAAAAAATTGGATACTTATAAATATCTTTTGTAGCTAAGACCCACCCCTCAGCAACGCCATCCCAAAGTGTAAATACACCTCCAGCCGCTATGGGTTTGTCATTAACTAAACCCGTGAACGACATACCAACTTCTTTTAAGTAGTAAGCATATTTTTTATGTTCTGGTTTCAGTTCTAATAATTTACTATTTAAACCAGTTTCTAAAATTTGTTCAGCGTGTTTATTTTCAAATGGTACAATAACAACCTTAGACACTCTCTGTCTCCAATCTAGGATATATACCTAAGATAGTCATTGGTAGAGCCTGGGGTTGTTTTACATAAATTAATCCCTCAACTCCGTGTCCAGCATCAAATTCAATTTGTTTATCTCCAGTAAATAATGGCACGGGTAAATCCATACTTGCGCCACTATCTCTAAAATCAATATTAGTTAAATTATCTGGTGTTGGTCCAACACTAGCTCCAACTGTATCTTGAAATCTTACAGATAAATCAAAAACTCTAACTGTTTTAGTTTGTGTAGTTTCTGTATATCCCTCATCTAATCTCATAGTTTGTAAGTCAGAAGAATATAATAATCCTACTTGTGCCTCTTCAATAGCTACATCTAAATTTATACTTCCCGATGAAACTGTTTTTGAATTTTGTACAGATCCCTCTCCGATTATATGTACCACTTCTCCCTCTAAATGAGTTAGTCCAGATAAGGTAGAAGTTTCTCCACCCGAATAAGTTAATCCACTATCTAAATAATGAAATGCTGTAAGATCTTTATTAAATTCAAATGGTGTAAAATATTCAACAAATCTTTTTGTTGATCCGTTGATGTATCTATTAATGACTACATAGACTTGATCCTCATCGCTATCGCCATCTATTGTTGCAACGCTTTCTACTTTAGCATGAGTTAAAATTTTATCTGTTTGTTCTGAGCTATGTGCAGATGTTAAATTAACTACAGATCCTCTAAGCTCATCACTATATAATTGTATTTGATTATCATCAATTTTTTCTACAAAGTATTTTGTATTTTTAGCAAGACCAGAAATAGTAGTACCTGAGTTTTCATAAAAAACATGTTCTCCAGTTTTAAATCCATGACCAGATATAAATAAAATATTATTATTTATATTTACACCTTGATAAATAAATTGTGATGTATCAGATCCAGGAGCTGATGTTAATGAGATAGCTGTACCGCCAGTAGCATTAGATGTAGATGTTGCAAGTTTAATTGTATTAGCATCAACAACTATTGCATAATAAACTTTTGAATTAGATAACCCGCCAATAACATTAGATGCAGCGTAATAATAAACTTGATCTCCAGTAGATAAACCATGACCAGTTAAAGTTATTGTGTTGTTAGTTGTTGAGACAGTTGTAGAGTTTGCTGTAAAAGAAATTTTTTGTTGCTTAACAGTTTTACCAGTATCAGACTTTCCTCCGAAGATGTGTCTGTGCCAGGCAACTACATTCTCTAATCTATTATAAGTTAAACCAGCTAATTGACCATCAGCTCTTACTGCCCAGACAATAGAGTATGGTTCTTGTTGATATGCCATGTCAGTAAATCCACCAACTGAAACATGATCAGCAAGTATAGTTAAGTCTGGAGCTGTATAACCATCTGTATCAAAATTGTAAGCTAGCTCTCTAATTTTTCTTTTTGCTCTTTGTAAAAATATTGTTGCGTTTCCAATTGACAAAGCATCTACTCCAGCAGATCCATAGTTTGATTGTTTTCTAATATTTATATTTGTTGGAGTAATTGCATCTTGAGATGCTCCAGAAGATACTGCGTACTCTCCACCCGTTGTCATTACAATTAAAGTTCTTGTAGCTTTCATAGCCTGGATGGCATTAACTTGATTTGATGCAATTGTATAAACCATAGCATCATCATCATTTGTACCACCCGTCATATTTTCATAATCTCCAGATTTAGAAAAAAACATTGTTTGTGGTTGTGTTGATGTACCAGCAAAAACTAATCTTTGTTCAAAGAAAGAAACACATCTAGGAAAACCAGTTGTCGTAGAGAAAGCTCCTAACTTCCAATTTTCAACAGCGTTAGTATTATCAAAATTTTTATTTACTGTTGCACTAACAGATGTACCAGAGCTAAATGCAGTTATCTTTGCATTGCCGTTAGAAAAATTAATAAATCTATCTACATCAGTTGAAACAAAAATAGAGCTGCTCGCTGTGATAGTTATATTTCCAGAAGTTCCACTAGGTGTGACAGTAGTTGTTGAAGTGTTTGGATCTAGGTAGGGTCCATCAGTAAAATCAACATTATCTAAACTCCAGGATGTGTGACCAGTTCTTGATAATTTTTTAGGTGGGTGGCTTTCGTGAGTTAAGTACATGATGTCAGCACTCTGTGCAAATTTTAAATCAAATAATTGTGCTGTTGTATATGGAGATGAAATTTCATAAGCAGATCCACCAGATGTTATTTGACCATTATCTTTATAAAATCTGATGTACTGATTGCCAAATTCTAAAATATAAGTTTGTTCTGTAGAAAATGTAAATGGTATCAATCTTGTTTTGTTTGCGCTTGTTTTAACTTCTGATACAAAATAGGTTCCTGGTCTTCTAGTTATTGGTCCATGAGGTAGAACAACAAAATTCTCAAGACGGCTAGCCGCTGAAAAGTATTTCGCAAAATCTGTACGACCTTGCATGCTGTCGCTCATCTCCCCCGCTGTAAAGCTAGGGATTGATAATAACTGTTTTCCCATATTAATATCTACTTGTTAAAAAATCTTCTGTTAAGATTTGATCTACTTGTCCATTGTTAGGATCTACATTGTATCCCTCGCTAGCGTCTGCGTGTTTAGCAAGTGATAGTTTGTATTCGTATTTTTCTTGCATCAGTTTTCCTACCTGGAGATTAGCTGTAATTGCATAAGCTATATCTGCAGCTAGAGCTGCTGATATTGTTTCTCTTAATAATATATCCATTTCGTTTGGATCTGTTATTTGAGAACAATAAATTATTTTTAATGCACTTTCATTGCATAAAACTTTTCTTCCCTCTACTTTGTGATCTGCATTGTAAGCATCTATTGATAATAGTCTTAGGCAATCACTTGGTAAGGTAAATTGAAAACTAAATCCATAAGCTGGAGTTGCAGTATCTTGAGCCAATTGTTGTCTCTTGATTAATGAGTTCCAAGGATGGCATCGAAATACTGCATCTCTAACAGTAGCATATCGCTCATTGCAAAGTCTTGCGTTTTTAGAATTATCAGTAAGTGAAGTAATACTTGCAGCTCCTAACTGATTAAGCGCAGAATTACAGATTTGAACGACACTAGCCATTTGTTATGCTCTCCTTTTCTTTTTTGGAAATCCAGCTTTCATATTTTTATATGCTTTTTTTGTAATTGTACTTTTAGATTTTGGTCTTGAAGTACCAGCTCTTTTTCTAGCATTTATGTTTGCGTATAAGCCTCTTTTAGCCATTGTTATTTCCTCTTTTTACTTTTGATTATTTTTGCTTTTAAAGCTGCTGGTAATCTTTTTTGACCACCTTTTAGCTTGTTGCTTGGTCTGCCTCTTTTAGACCCGTATGTACCTTTTCCCATTGGCATAAGGTTTCTCCTATTGTTGTTGATTAAGATGGAGGCGGTTGCCCGCCTCCGATCATTAGTGATTATTACTCATCACAAGGTACTTGAAACACATGTGTTTCTTGCATTCTAGTAGCTCCAAGAGCCATAGAGTAGTACACTTGAGTTGCGTAAGATTTATCATCTCTCTCTGTGATTTTAGCTTTTACATCAGAACCGATCGCTAATTTGACCGCATCTTGAGTAAAACCAAAACATAATCTATCGTCTGCGTGAGTTCCGTCAAAAGCAAGTCTAGTTGACATGATGAATTCGAAACCTAAAAACGAGTTGATGTCTCCTTGAGCTAGAGCTTTTACAGTATTGAAATCAGAAGATTTTATTTCTGTAGTCGCTAATAGATCTTGGATTTGTTTTGGTCCACACACAAAGTATCTTTTTAAAGATGGATCTACATCGCCATTGTCAAAGAAAAACTTAGTTTCTAATAACTTAGCAATTGTTAATCCGTCTGCTTGTTGTGCAGTTGCGAATTTAGATGTTGATGGTAATGCAACCGCAGAGCCACCAGCAACGCCAGTATCTGCAGAGCCACCAAGAGCAGCGATGATTTGATCATCGATTGTTCTATTCATGGCAGCAGCAGCTGCTTTAGCGTAATTGCTAGTTGGATCTACAAGCATTCTTACCTTGTCAAGATCATCTATTAAATCAGCCCATTCAAAATCTGAAAGGCTAACCCGTCTTCTACTGTGCGGAGTATTAACTCTAGGAGTGTCTCCGTGTCTAGTTGTTCTAGCCACAGCTGCAGTTGCTCCGATTTGATCGAAGAACGCATTTTTTCCTCTTACAGTTTCAACATCCACAGCACCTCTTAGCTTACTTCCCATTTGTTGAGAAAGCATGCTTACATTCGATGAGTATTGTTCAACGAATGCTGTTGTTATTTGAGTTGACATATTTGTCTCCCTCTATTGTTAGTGTTGTTGTTTATGTTAAAACGGATGATTATCCTTGCGGGTCGCTCCTGGGTTTTAGATCTCATGGATCCCAGGCTATTCCTGGTGTCAATCGGGGTCTAAATGATTATCCCGATATTTCAGCTATACAGATGATTTTTGTTCCCGTAAAGCTAAAACTTCTGCAACAGCGTCTTTATGTGCTGGATGGTTTTTATCCCAATAAGCTGAACCTGGAGCTGTTAAACTATTTATTTCTTTGTCTAACGCTTTAGGTGTCATCATCATTGGTCCATCAGATGAAACAATTTTATCTTCTCCCATCTTTTCAGCCAACATTGCAAATGCTTTTATAACAACTGGATTATCTCCAAGTTTAGTTCCATCTTCCATGTTCATACTCATGAACCCATCTGGTAAAACAGATCTAACTACATTGTTTGCAGCTGCTATTTTTTGATCGTATGCTTGACCCCACTCTGTTTTTAATTCAGATGTAGCCTTTTCTCTTGCTGCTGTTGCAATACTATTTGCATTAGACAGCTCAGCTCCGATCATATCATTATAAAATTTTACAACTCCGTCAGCTTGTCCAGGTAATAAACCTAACTTATGAGCTTGATCTGCAAAACCTTTTAATGCTGCCTCATCGACAGTTTTATCTTCTGGTAAATTAAATTTATATTCATCAGCAGACTTTGGTCTTCCAAGTTTTTCATAAACTTTATTCCAATCTTCATCTGTTGCAAATTTATTAGGTACTGGAATTTTATCTGCACCTACTAATTTTTGCGCATGAACAAAACTTTTAGCTAAACTTTCTATATCAGAAATGTTCTCTAAAGATTTTTCGTTTCTTATCTCATCAGAAAGACTAGCTTTCCAATCAGTATTTTGTGTTGGAGTATTCGTATCTCCAGACAGCGTAGGAGCTTGCTCCGTTGCTGCTACCTCTTGATTTTCACTCGACATTGTTATTTCTCCTTTTTGTTGAGCATGTTATTTATAAATAAGACAACTGCTCTTTGTCCCTCTCTAAATGCAGTATCGTGACTATCTCCTTGTACAAAGGTTGTAGTTTCAAAACTGCATCTCTTTTTAAGATCTTTAAGCACTAACTCTCCGCTCTCTGATCCAAAAGTCGTTTTGTAGTTTATAGATAATTGTTTTATATCTTTCTCATTCACTTAATAACCCCGCTTTCAAAGCTGGTGCTATTTTACCAGCACTCTCAGCTACTTGTTGAGCTTGCTGTAATTCAGTTTGCTCGATTTGTTGTTGCTGTTTATCTTGCTGGATTTTTTGTACTTCTGCCTTAGATCTCATTACCTTAGCTGGTAAGCCTAATACATCTTTAATATGATCTACTAAACCATCAACATCTAAGTAATCAAATACTGGAGCTACATTTTGTAAAGATCCAAATATTTCTATACCTCTCATAACAGATGATAGCTCTTGTGTCTTTTGAGCTTTAGCTAAAGGAGATACATATTCAATTTCTATATCTTGATCTGCAACTATTTCTGGTGGCTTAGCAAATTTATTATTTTTAAATAACAAATTAAAAGATCTAGTAATTAATGGTTGTAATAATTCAGATTGTAATCTGCCTAATACTGGACCAAGTAATCTCATCTTTTCCTCAGTACGCTGCATAACTTCTGTAGCTGTCATATTAACACCCTGGATCATCATCAGTTGATCTACAAAAAAGTTTTCTCTAATTGCTTTTCTTCTTTGCTCTTCCATTTGTAATCCTATTGGATTGTTAGCTCCAATGTTTAATGGCTCTATTCTTTCTCTAGTACCAGATCTATAGAAGTTTAATCCTCCAGGAACAGTTCTTACTGGTAAAACAAAACCATCATCTGGAACCATTAAAGGTGGATCTATTTGTTTTTGTGCAGCTTTGATTGTAGTCTTACACATTGTATTTAACATCTTAACATCTGGCAGCGCATTCATTGCTGGAGATCTTCCATAAATTTCATTACTACTAGATTTTAAATATCTAGGTACAACATAAGGAAACTCTCTAAATCCACTTTCTCTTAAAATAATTCCAGTATCTTCGTGAACATGACAAGATACAAAATCCATATTAGAATTATTCTCATAACCCATAGGCATATCGGATGCGTGTACTGAATGAATTATATTTGTTTCTTCATGTGGAGCGTCTTGAATTTTTCTAATTAAATTTTGTGGTAGCTGTGCATCTGGATACATAGCTGGTATATTTTTATTTTTAATTTGAAATCTTCTAACCAGGCAATCGACCATGCCTTTTTCATCTTCTGTTATATAAATTTCTGATATATGAATTGTTTTAAATCTTAGATCATCTTTAACATCATCAGTTATAAACATTGCAGATGTACCGAATGCTAGCAGCTCATGGTATAATTCAAAAATTTCTTGTTGAAAATTAGATCTTTGAAACACTTGCTGCATAACTCTTGCGCAGCTCTCTAACCATTCTTGTGCCTCATCATCCTGGTTCATGTCAGCTGATCTATATTTTAAAACAAACCATGGAGATATTGTATTAGTCAACATACCATTAAGAGATGCTGATAATAATTCTAAAGAATGCGTAGCAGTACCATCATAAATCTGGTCATGCCTTTTATCTCCCCTGGTTCTTTTTAATGTAATGTTAGATTTTCTAGGTAAGAAAAAATTTGCAATATCTTGCCAATGACTTTCCCATGTTGATCTTTGCGCTTTGAGCGTCTGATACTTATCTATAATATCCTTGGCTTTTTTATCTATTGCCATTTATCCTCCTAATAAAGTTCTTTTGGATGTTGTTAATTTGTTATCTCCTAAACCTTTAGCTCCAGTTAATATTGTACTAGATCTACCTTTACCTCTACCCAT